GCCCAGTCGACTGCGACGGATCCACTCAATCATCAGGCCGCCCGCGCCATCACCTTTGGCCGTCAGATGGACGGGCGACAGCGGCAGCTGGGCCAATCCCGAGACCGTCAATTCTGTTTCCACCAGCGATTGGTCGCCAATGCCTTGCGCCGCGATATTCACGGTCCGCCCTGCCGGGGCGGTGGCCGGATCGACTGGAAACAGCGTCTCGCCGCGCAACAGCAGGAACATCTCGCCCGACTGATGTCTGTTGATGGCGCCGTCCGTCCCCCGACGGCCGCGCAGCAGCCTGCCCAGCCGGAAGGTGCGCGGGCCGATCTGCACTGCGGTGCCGAACTGCAGCAGTTCCTGACCCAGCATGCAGGCATTGGCGCCGTTCAGCAGCGCCCGATCTGTTGCACTGCTCAACGTCTGGCTCCCGTCGTGCAGGACGACCGTCACGGCCGATGCCTCGTCGATCAGCCTGCCGCTCCCTGCCGGGAGAACAGAAACCGCTACCCCCAGCGCCGCCGCCCGCTGTGACACGCCGAGCGGATCGAACCCGCCGGATACAGCATCCTTCAGGAACAGGGCCGCCGGTCGCCACGCGGCGCTGTCGCCGCTCGCCGCAACAACGACCTGCGCGGAGTCCACCGGTGTGTCGCCGGTCTGCGGCAGCTCGACCAAGGCCAGATGGGTTGGACCGGCCGCGACGTCATTCTGGCGCACAGCCGCACCGGAGTCAGACGCAGGAAGCCGGTCGAATACCGACGATGGAAAGGCGCGAGCCGTCAATCGGACGACCATGGATTCCCACTCGGTCGTCTCGATCCGCCACAACCCGCTGGCATTGCCAATGCCGACGAGATCGCCCGGCCGCAGCAGCAGGTCTGCCCAGCCGCGCTGCACCACGATGCTGCGCCGCCCCCGCGCCTTGCGCCGAGCGGACTGAGTGACAATCTGCCTGGCATGGCTTGCGGGAAGCACCGCCGGCAGGTCGATCACGTCCTCGGCCAGCGCCGATGGTTCGCCATCAACCGACTGGAGGCCGCTCTGATAGTCGCGATCAGGGTCGTAGTAACGGATGACATGGCGTCTGGCGGCCCTGGCGGCGTCGCTGCGGTCTTCCTGTCGCGGCGCCCCTCCATTCTTGCGGGCGGACCGGACATCCTGCGCCAGGTCCAGCTGCACGGTTGATAGATCGCCGCTGGACAGGATGACTGACGCGTCCACGGTGCGGACCGAAAGACCATGCGCTTCGAGGATGGGCGCTATCGCATCGGCGGCGCGCAAACCGCTCGCCGCGTAGCCGTCGAGAACCGGTTCGGCCTCCTGCCCGGCATGGCGCGCGTCGACCACGCCGTCGATCGGCAGGTCTGCGACAATGGCCGATACAGGGACCAACCCGTCGTCGGCAAACACCTCGAACGTCAGGGACGGGATGCGGTTGCCGAAATCGGCCAGTTGCAGATCCTCGAACACGGCGTAGGCGCAATCGCGACAGGCGGGCGTCAGCGCGACACCGCGATCGCCGATCATCAGCGGGTCCGCCTCCTGATCCGGCGCGCCGGTGTGGAGGCGAAATGCCGACAGCCCCGTCTTGAAATCCCCCTGTGCCCCGCGCAGCAGATTGCCATCGGCCCAGATGCGCCCGACGCGCCGGATCGGGCGGGACGACAGGGCGACCGCGAAACTCGCACTATAGGTAAAGCTGGTGACTTTCGGGCGCCCCTTGCCACCACTGGTCTCGCTGCGTTCCACCAGGTCCGTCGCCCAGATGACCGATCCGGCCACCCGCATGCGCCCGAACAGCTTGGGCATCTGGGCGCCATAGGTCGACGTCTGCACCCGCAAGTCGGACAGGCGTGGTCCCTGCCGGCCCGGCGGGCGGAAAATCTGGGCATCGACCGCCTGCCCGGCCAGCGCACCGATCGCGCCGCCGATAGGCCCGCCGATCGCCGTGCCAAGCACCGTGAGAATGAGTGTCGCCATGGTCAGGTCGTCCGGTCTTGCAAATGGTCGGGAGAGAAACGCCAGCGCGCCTGCAACTGCCACTGCGGGTCAGGCGGCATGACCACCACCCGCCCCAGCCCGGCATGGGCGTGAACGACGGCGTCTCCGGTATCGACCGCCAGATGGGATTGCAGGGCGCTCAATCGGATCAGGAGAACGTCCCCTGCCTGTCGACCGGATGAGAGGCGAAATCCGGCCTCCTCCATATAGGCGACGAATTGTTTCCCTGCCCCTGACCGCAACCGGTAAGGTGGTGGTTCCGGCACCGAAAGACCGGCCTCCCGCGCGCTGAGCAGGGCAAGCCCCACACAGTCGATCCCGATGGCCGGATCGCGCCCATGCAGTCGAAAGGGTACGCCTGCCAGCGCACGCGCCGCAGCGGCCATGCGCTCTGCGATGGCGGTCATGTCAGGCTCCGGGATAGCGGGTCAGAAGGTCGGTGCCGGGCAGATAGGGCTCGCCCCGGAAATTGATGGCATTGCCAAACCGGGCGGAACAGGTCGCAATCGTGCGGTCGCACCCCTCCTCGATCAGCACCCGCGTCTGCGGGGCCACGGCATGACGGACCGGCTCGCTCAGCAACAGGGTGCCAGCGTCGCCATCGATGATCCGCTCGCGCAGGCCGCAGGCGGGGCCTTCCAGCCAGCGCAACTGCCCGCCTGCGTAAAGGCTGCCATCGATGCCCGTGATCGCAATCGCGTCGAGTGTCACAGTGTCGACCCGCGCCATTCGACGATGGACCGCCATGTCGACGCGGCATCGCGCATCGCCGAGCGAGGCCCGGCATGTCGGGGAGGTCATCAGCGCCACCGGCCCGTCAAAGATGGACTGCGCCCCACTCAACGCCGCCGTGAACGCCCCGGCCATCTGCCGGACCGCGCCAAGCGTGCCACGAGCCAGCAAGTGCCAGAGTGCGCCGGGGTCTTCCCACTCGGTGAGATGCAGCATCAGCGCCGCACCATCCCATCGACCATCGCGCAGGTCGTCCACCGACAGGGAATCGGATGACAGCGCACCCTCCACATCCATGATCGCGGCGTCCAGCGTATCGGTCTGGCGAATGGACGACGGCAGCAATCCGGGTGCGGCGGCGTAGAGGAAGCCGCCGACCGTCACGTCGCGGTCGTGGCTGACCAGACCGATGGACACGCCATCCTTGCGGTCCAGACGCCAGCAAAAGGCAAGCGTGCACAGCGGCCTGGAGAGGATCGTCGCGGCCGCGCTCATTCCCGCACCTCGACCAGCGGCACGGATGGTATCTCGCCCGCCGCAAACGTGTCTCCATTCACATCAAGCCGATCCGTCTCGAACCGAACAGGCACGTCAAAATCGAAGCCGGCGGTGATGATCGTGCCATCTGCCGGGGGCGCGGCAAACTGGACGACGCCGAGCGGCCCCAGCGACCACCCATCGATTAGCTCCACGCCATCGACGGCGACCCGGACAGTGCCGACCACGGGCCGGGTGATCCGGCGCGTCTGGGGATCCGCCTGCCCATAATGTTTGACCAGCGCAAAGCTGCCCTGCACGCCGTCACCCGTGCCGATCCGCTGGTCCAGCGGCGTGACGACCTCCTGCCAGTCGGCGCTGCTGTGGTCGTAAGGATCGGTGAAGCGAAAGCCGCGCGCTGCGCCTCGCCGCGCCCGGAAAAAGGCAATCAGCGTCGCCAGATCGGCCTCGGAACGGATGCCCGGCCCGGCGTCGAAATGCATGCGCGCATCGGCCCAGTCGCTGCTGCGCTGCTCATGGCCGGACACGGTTTCGATGGTCTGGGTGGAAAAGGAAGGCGACACGCTCGCCTTGCGGCCCAGATTCAGGGGAAAGCGCACATCGTCGAAATGCTGCACAAGCGTATCTCCGAGCTGATCGAACCAGGTAAAACCGTCGCGAATGACTTGCGGAAAGGCCCAGACAAAGGTCGCGGGACGGCCTGCCTCGCGCGAAGACCGGGCCGCCACGGCAATGCGGTCCCACGCCGCGCCGCGTGCGGCAGGGGCGATGCTCTCGGCCACGAACCCCGCCAGATAATGCTGCTGTTCGACCGGATAGCCGAGCCTTTGCGAAATCTGCGCCTGCCCCGCCCCCGACAGCAGGGTGCGCCCATCTGTCACCCACTCATAATCCTCCACCTGCAGCACGTCGAAGGCAGGGCTGGCCCAGCCAACCGGCGCATTGGCGCGGCGAACCTCCGGCGCTGCGGGGTCAAGTATGGACGGCAGGTAGACGAGCAGCAGGCATTGCGCGGTCGGCGTATCCGCGCGGACAGCCGCGACCAGCGCCGCCGTCGATGCGGCGAGCAGCGCCCCCGCACTATCCAGCAAGGCGATCTGCTGAGCGGACAACGCCCCACGCACATCGGCGATCACTGGCGGCGCGCCGCCAAACGCCGCAACCGCCGCATCGTCATACAGGCAGGGCCGCCCATCGGCCATGATCCACCACCACGGCTCGCCGATCTGAAAGCGCACGACGAGCCCCGCCGCCTTGGCGATTGCGGCAAAGGCCCGGGCCACCGCCTGAAGATAGGCCATCGCGCCGCCATGCGCTGGCGAGAGCAATGTCGATGGTGGCACCCACCCGGTCAGCGCGGGCGCGCCATCGCTTGCCCGCTGCTTCCAGTCGTTCCAGCAATGCGCGTCGAACAGCTCATAGGACAGGGAGGTAATCAGCGCGTATCCCAGCGCCTCTGCCCGTTCGGCGAAATCGGCATGCCAGCGCGCGCAGGGCGCATTGAGCACCCCGCCGGCGAGGCTGACGTACAAGCCGCCCCCCGCCCGTTCGAGCCGGAAATAATGGCTCATGCCGACATAGTGGTTGATCGTGCCGCGATAGCCCAGCGCATGCGCCTGATGCAGCACCCGCTCGGGCGCGAGATTATAGGCATCGTCATAGCCGGTCGCGATGGACAGGCCATGCTCGGGGATCATGACGTCCCCGATTGTCAGCATGGAGCCCGACCCGTCGCAGGCGATGCCGCTCAGCTCGACCCAGCCCTCGATACCGGTGGGAAACGGCGTACCCAACCCGTCATAGCCGGGTGGCACGACCGAAATAAACAGCCGGTCGATGGCGTGCGGCCAGACCGGATCGGCCTCTCCGGGCAACAGGAACCCGCCGTCCAGCGCGTCGAAATCGATGGCGATGTCGGCATCCTCGGGCGTTCCCGACGCATAGTTCCATAACCGCACGTACCAGTTGCGCGCGGCCCCCGCCGAATCGCGCCCCTCGATCGTCAGGGTCGGGCCGTTGACCGCGTCGAGCGGCATGATCCCCTGGCTGCGCCAGTGAAACCGCAGGCGGCAATGCGCGTAGTCGTGATGAGTCGCATAGGCGAGCAGCGGATGATCCCAGCGATCCTGCGAGTCCCAGATCAGCCCGGCAAGGTCGCCGCTGCCGTAAAAGACCGCGTCCACGCGCAAGGCGTCCGCGGCGGTCGTAACGACGCTGGCCATCATCGGGCGGGGAAAGTTGACGGTCCAGTAGGCTGGCGAAAACCGCTTGAACGGCGCGCTGTCCTGAACAGTGCGCGCCTCGGCGAGCCAATGGGGCATGGCGGTTCCTCCTGCGCTCAGTTGTTGTCGAGCGCCGACCGCACGGCCTGCGCGACCTGCCGGGCGCTGCGCGCCAGCAGGCGGCTGTCCTCTCCGCCATTGCCGTTGATCTGGATGGCGATGCGGATATCGCGCGCGCCGCCGCCCGACATGGACGGCGCGATGCTGCCCGCGCTGGTCGGCACGAACAGCTCCGGTCCGCGCTCCCCGACCACAAACGCTCTGCCCGGCGATACCGGTCCGCCGGTCGCACGCCCCGGCAACCCCAGCGCCGCGCCAAGCAGCGATGTCCCCAGCGACAGCAGGCCGCCGCCGCCAGCCTGCCCGCCACCGCCAAGGCCGATCGCGCCCAGCCCCGCCTTGAGCGCGCTGGCGGCGATCTCCCCCATTATCGACAACACGGTGCGGCGCAGATCCTCAAAGCCGAACTTGCCGGTCCGCACCGCGCGCAGCAGGCCGGACTCGATGGCTCGGCCTGCCCGGTCCGCCCCGGCGGCGAGCGGCCCTTCGAGCGTGCCGCGCATGTCGGCCACGTCCCGCGCAAAGCCGCTGACGTCGGCACGCACGCCCACCACCAGCGTCTCGATCTCGTCACCCATCGGGAAAGCGCTCCTTCAATTGTTGCAGGGTCCGTGCGTCGATGCCGTCACTGGCCGCGCCGTCAGCATCGCGCCACGCGGTCAACAGGCAGACCAGCTCGGCAGGCGTCGCCTCCCAGAATTCGGTCGGCCGCCATCCGAAGCCGAACGCGACCAGACCGCAGAGGCGTGCCGCACAATCGGCGAAGGTCATGCGCTCCCGGCCAGGATCTGATGCAGGATGATCCGCAATGCAGGCGTCACCCGGGCCAGGCCGAGCGCGGCTATCGCATCGCCGACATCCTCGCGAGCCATGTCTCCCCGGTCAGCGAGGCAATACCAGAACAGGGTCGCGATCTCACCGAGGGTAATCTGTCCTTCGCTCGCCCGGTCGACCAGCGCGAGCAGTGATCCCAACTCGGCCTCAGCCGCAACCAGCGCCGCAAAGCTCGGGCGCAGCACATGCGTCCTGCCCTTGATGGCGATGGCCGCTTCACCGCGCGCCGGATTGGCGCTGCCCGTCACAGAGCCGTCACCGGGCCGGAGCTTTCGAGGCTGAGCGTGTAGTTGCGCTCGCCATTATAGTCCCCGGCATAGTCCAGCCGGGTGACGAGGAACCGCCCGCGCATCCGCTCGCCGCTCTCGAAGCTCAGCTCATAGTCGTCGATGCCCCCGGCCAGCGCATGGTTGCGCAGGCGGATTTCGGCGCTCGATCCGGTAAAAACGCCCGCACCGGACACGCTGACGGACCGCACGCCCGCCCCCGGCAAGAGTTCCCGCCACCCGCCGCTGTCCTTGCTGGTCACGTTGACGACCTCGCCATTGACCGACAATTGTGTGGTCCTGAGGCCAGCGACCGTTGCGTATGCGACCGGATTGCCGCCATCCCCCACCTTGAGGAGGAAGGCGCTGCCCTTCTCGACTGACATATTCGCATCCTTTCTGAATGTATTGTTGCGGTTCAGCCGACCAGCGAAAGCCGCACGGCATAATCGATCATCATCACCCGGTGGCCGTCGGCGGTCTGGATCAGGCGGGTTCGGTCGAAGCGCACGGCCCCGACCTGCCAGCCACCCGCCAGAGGTGGCAGCGCCTGCATCACCGTGTCGATACGGATGGCCGCTTCCACCAGCCCGTCCGGCTGGTCCGATCGGCTGTGGAGCGTGAACGGGACCCGCACAGCCAGACCCGCGACGCCGCGCGCGCCCCATTCGCTGGCGGACATATCCGTCAGCACAAGGGCAGGCGCCGAGAACTTGCCAGTGCCGCCATCCTCCACGCTGTTGACCCGCGCGAGCAGTGCCGCGTCCGCGCGCAAGGCGGACAGGATGGCAGCGCGCAAATGCATCAGCCCGCTCATGGCAGCCACCCGCCCGGATCACGCAATGCGGCCGTGCCCAGCCAGCGGCGAACAATGCCCCGCCCCGTCACTGTCACGCCATCAGCGTCCTTCTCCACCACCGCTCCGGGCAACAGGGTGGCCAGCCGGTCCCGGACGACCGACCGCAAGGCATCGGCCCGTGCCAGCGCGACGGCTTGCGCGCGTGTCACGACACCACTCATGACAGGCGCATCCGGCGCCACGGCCGCCATAATGCGGCCACCGCTGCGGGGGGTTGTGTCTCCAGCCCCTCCCGCCGGGCATGATATTCCCCGGCCAGCCGCACGATGCCGTGCCGGATCGTCTCGGGAATGCCCGCGCCATCGCCCGACATCCCGGCGAGATAGCGAACCCGCACCCGCCCCGCCGCGCCGGGACGGACAATGCGGACCCAGCCATCACCATTGCGGTCGATGTCGATGGCATAGGCATCGACCGGCAAGGCGAACTCGGCCCCCTCCGCGGGCAGGCCAGTGACCGCAGTGATGGCGCGTACCGGCCGGATCGACAGGCGTCGCCAGTCACTGCTGGTCGGCATCGTCTCGTCTATGGCCCGTTCGACGAGCACCTGCCCGGTAAACCGCTCCGCCGTTTCCGTGGCGGCAGCGATGAGGCCCTGCAACAGCGCATCCTCATCCGTCAGGCTGATCCGCAGATAGGCCTTCAGCTCGTTGAGCGGCACGGCGGGCGCTGCCGCGCTGCCAATCGTCACAGTCATGCTGCAACCCTTCGCTTCTGGAAGAAAAACAGGCGCCGCGCTGCCGGCTCAGCCGAAAACGCGACGCCCCCATGCCCGCGGCGCGATCCGCCGGGCCGACTCTAGTCCGGGATCAGGAGACGCCGAACTTCATCAGCTTGATCGCCTCGCTGTTCATCACAGCACCGCCGATCCGCTTGACCGCATAGAAATTGACGAACGGCTTGTTGCTGAACGGGTCGCGCAGGATGCTCGTCTCGTTGCGCTCGGCAATGACATAGCCCAGCATGAAGTTGCCGAACGCGATCGACAGGCTGTCGGTCGCCACATCCGGCATGTCCTCGGCCTCGACCACCGGATAGCCCAGCAGGGTCGCGGGCTGCCCGGCAATCATCGAGGGCTGCCACAGGAACGCGCCGTCCGCCGTCTTGAACTTGCGGATGCGCGCGAGCGTGGCGCTGTTCATCACAAAGCTGGCGCCCTGGCGATAGGGGGCCTTGAGCGACTGGACGAGGTCGATCAGCTTGTCCTGCGGATTGGAGGAGGCAAAGCCGCCCGCTACCCCCGTCGCCAGATATTGCAGCGTGCCAAAGGCGCGCACGCTGTCCGCCTCGTTCGTGACCGGATAGGCAAGGAAGCCCTTGGGCCGGTTGGTGCCGCTGCCCGAGACAAAGGCCGCGCCCTCCGCCTTGCCGAATTCCATCGCGATCTCGCCCGCCAGCCACGCCTCGACGTCGAACTGCGCATCGTCCAGCATCGCCTGGCTGGCCGCCGGATTGGCGAACAGCTCGCCAAAGCTCGGCGCGATCTCGTTGAAGGTTGGCGTTGCCGTTTCCGCCCGGGCGCCCGTCTCGCTGGCCCAGCCCGACGCAACCCCGCCGGTAGCGACCAGCTTGCGATAGCCAGCCGTGCCGACCTTCACGACATTGGCGATCTGGCGGATCGGGGACACGGCTTTCAGCGTATCATCAATCAGCGCGTCGATCTCGCGCGGGAC